GTTTCTTTTTGGATTGTACCTGACAGCCGATGTTGATCCGGGAGATGTCTTGACGATTGATCTCACGGCATCGGCTTGGATCATGAGTCCACCCTCTTGTAGTGATGTGAAAATCACCTCGCGAGACTCGGACTCACCACTGAGTTTCTTGAGTTTATTGATGAGGGAATTCCCGCCTTTGATGCTCCAGCTTATGTCAATTTTTGCATCACTCATTGTCAAGTCCCCGGCCCTGTATCGATGCACAGGAGGCTCATGAATTCCGAAAGCTCATCGATGTTGATGACTGACTTGATCTGGAAAGTCTTTGAGCCATAGACAACACGCATTTTCTCAACCACTCCTGGAAAGAATCTGATCGTGATATCATAGATATTTACCGCGTCCACACGCTGCGCGATGAGCTGCTCGTTGCCATGCTTTGGCACAATCTTGCACCAGACAGTTGCAAAATCAGTCCAAACAGTTGTCGATGCACCAGTGTCATCTAGCGTTTGAGACAGATTTTGAATCGTTATCCTCTGCTTGAAAGTGCCGGGAGCAAACTTGCAGCCGAAACATTCAGCCATCAGAGTCTCGCTCCAGCGTATGGGAGGAAAGCTGAATAGACAGATGCCGGGATCTGGGCTCCACAACCTCTGGCCGCATAGAGAGTCATCGCATAGGACATAACTCCCATTTTCAGATCAGCCGGGACTGAGGCAAACCCCACAACAAACTTGATCTCGATGGCTTTTGCAGCCCTGAGATCAGTGGTTGGCCATGTGAAAGAGTCAGAATTGAGGATCGCTCTGGATGGTTTTTGAGATGAATCCAGAGAATAAGTTGCAGCGTCAACCGTGGATGCGACTCCATCGGTGTCATAGGTTTTCATGAATGTGATCGAGCTGACTGGATAGAGTCCCAAAGACACGGCCGGAGCCAATGCTTTGACCTCAGAAAGCCCCATCGGAGAGGCTGTATTTGTCGATTGAGCCGGGAGCCAGTCTTTGTCCATCGGCCATTTGTCGAGCCATAGAGTCCAAGTCTGAGCGGTGAGAGTCAGACTGAAAGTTTTTTCGAGAGTGGATGTCGCAGCAGTAATGCAGTCTGTCAGGAGTGAGTCATCTGTGGTGACAGAGCTGTCAATTCTCAACGCGTTTTTTAGTTCGGCGAGAGACACCGGGAGAGTCACCGGACCCGTTATCAGATCCAGACTTTTTAGACTTGGATGCTCTGCGTTTTGGTTTCTTAACATCGGATGCCTCTTTCTTATTGTCGGCCAAAATCAATTCTTTCTCAAGGGGATCTGCAAGGCCAAGCTCAATGAGTTGACTTGCTGTGCGAGTTTCAAGATCATAGACAAAACCAAAATGGAGAGGCCGATAGGATCCATTTTCAAAGACCTCGAAATAGTCGGCTTTCATCCTGACATTCATGTGATTTGTCCTATCAAAAAAAACGGGCTATGGCTCACTCCCCTCAGCAAGCCACAGCCCTCTTTCACATTGCAATGCAAAAATTAGATCAACTTAACAACGGGACCAGCCAAAGAAAGCATCAAAGCATTGGCCGAAAGGACCATGCTTGCTGTGCCAACTTCGGTACCAGCCAAACGAAAGTATCGTTTCGTGCCGTCATACTGGAGAGCTACTCGATCACCAGCAACCAAAGTCGCGGTGGTCTTAACTTCGGACTCAGGGAAAGCAACATAGGTCGAGTTGTCATCCGAGTGCTCCAAAGCCAAGCTGAAATAATTGGAGGCATCGTTTGCTGTAACGGTACCGATGAGGACTTGGATGCCTTGTGAGCAACTGTCTTTTCCATCGATTCCGATGCCAGTGAATGATGCGGTTTTTGCAGCAGAGGCCAAAGCCTCAACCACTTTTACGTTTGATGCGCAATCGTTAATCATATTCATCTCTCCTTATGCCGTTACTTTCAAGAGTTTGATGGCGTCAAAGTTCTTGACCGATCCACCAACGCGCTTGGTTGCATAGAATTCAACATTGGGTTTGCTGCTGTACGGATCGCGGAGCATACGGATACCAACGCGGTCAACGATTTGATAGCCAGCTCGGAAATCTGCAAAAACAACCGAAAGACTGTTTGCTGCAACCGATGCCATGTCATTCAACTCAACAACGGGTTTGCCCAAGATCAAATCAGGCTGACCAGCTTGGAGGCTGGGTTGCCACAGATATTGACCGTTCGAGTCTTTCAATTTTCGGACAGCGGTGAATACTTCACGCTTCATTCCGAAAGTTGCGTTTGCTCGGTAGACTTGTTTCAAGGAACCTTGCAGCTCCATAATGTCATCAAAGTCGATTGCCAAAGACGATGCAGTTGCGACTTGTTGGATTTGTCCAAACGAAGTGCCAGCAGCATAAGCAGCGAAACCTTTGGGCTTGCCAACGCCATCTCCGGAAACGAAAGCCGAATTTTCATCGCGTCCCATTTTCTCAGCGATCTTTTCAGCAAGCCAGCTCTCGATATTGACAGCCGAGTCATCCAAAAGAGTCTGAGTTGCAAGCGGTTTCGCATACAATTCATGAGCTTCGATGATCAACTTGTTTAGTTTAGATGTGTCAGTTGCGGGACGAGCTTGACGCTCACCAACCCAACCAGACTCGATCTGTCCAAGATCCTCAAGGATCTCAAACTTTCCAGAGCTGATCACTTGCACAGAGCAAAGAGGGCGCAGAGGCGAAGTTTCAAAAGCAAACTTAACGATCTCAGCCGACATCTCAGCGGGGACGAAATATCCACCATCCGGATCAGAGCTGGAGAAAAGATCCTTATGCTCTTGAGCATTGATCTCAACGCCTTTTCGGATGAAAGAGTTGAAAGCATTTTTGTACTTCATCTCTCCATCAGAAAGGTTTTGGCCACCAGCCGAACGAGTGCCACGAGCCATAGCGGTTTGAATCGCCTTGACTTGATCGCGGCTTGTATCAAGAGCTTTCTCGATCTTTTCGAGTTTCTCTTGCAGCTCGGCACTAGCCTCACCTTTGGTTTTGATTTCTTTGATAACTTGATCGTTTGTTTTTTTGAATTCCTCGAAGCTTGCTCCGAGAATTTCTACTGCTGATTTTTCAGACATATATTTTCTCCCTTTTTATTTTATGTTGTCATGAATCTTGCAATTCGCTCAATCTCGGCGATCACATCTGATTGGCTTTTTTCAGCCGGATCAGTGATGTCATCTGGCGCGGCTCCGAAACGGAGTGCATCCTCAATGAGTTGTTGCATTGAAATCCCAAGCTCCTGAGCTTTTGCTCGGACTGCTTGAGTAAATTCCTCTTTGGTGTTTGCTGTGCCGAAATGTTTTGCAGCCATGACCATGGCCTCAGTATTCATCGGAAAGGTCACTATGCTGTACTCATAGAGTTTGATCTCTTTGAGTTGTCTGACGATAGGATTTTCTTTCAGAGGCTCTGCTTTCACAGTTTGGAAACCGATTGAAAGTCCCATGCTGGCTCCCAGATCAACTGCTCGTTTTGCGAGATTCCATTTGATGCGGCCATCAGGATTGGTGAGGTCAATCTCACCCTCAACGTAAAGACCTTTTGCATCCTCCTCAGCTCGAATATTCCAGCCGATTTGTTTTGAGGGATTGTGATCTGCAAGGATGGGGATGGATTTATTTTCTTGGAGAGTCTTTTTGAAAGCTCCCTTGACCACCATGTCACCACCAAGATCGACATTGCCGAAAGTGGAGGCATATCCCCGGATCATTCCAGTCTGTCCACCAGATGATTCATCAGTTGCTTTAATTTCAAGTGCAAAAGTTTTGTGTTCAAATTTCATCTGATTGATTTCCTATCATTTATGGTATCAACGGAAAGGCCACCGGGAAAGCTCACCTTGATTTTTTTGGCACCCTCAGAGATTGTCGCGATGAAACTTTGTTTCTCTCCGACATTGAGTCCTTGGATCTCGAAGTCATCAAGAGTCACCTCGATCTCACCTTTTGTGGAGTCCAAAAGTTTCACTCCACCCTTAGTCAAAAATTTGGTGAGGACTCTGTCTCCCAGATAGGGAAACACAACGGAGATCTCGTCTGGATTCATCGCCATCTCGTTTCCGAAACGGCCAAAAATTTTAAGCCTCAATGTCTTCATGGCCCACTATAAATCCCTCTGCAAAAGTTTCATCCATGGCCCAGCCAACAACCCATTTGACTTGCTCGACTGCTGGCTTTCCATTGAATGTTTCGGAAACAATCTCATATTCCATGACAGGCTGACCATTCTTTTCAATGACGTACTGCGCAAACACATGAGAGCTTTCCGGCATTGGATAGGATGTCGATGCGTAAAATCCATTTTGAAAATGATTGAGTCTCACGCGAGCGAGCCCGGCTCCCGATGGAGCGATGATGTTTGCATAGACCTCAAGATCGTCTCGGCCATCTGATACTTGCAGATTGAGAGGAATGGGATCCCCAAAAGTCACAGTCTTTGATTCATCAAAGCGGAGGTTTTTCTGTGTCTCCATGTCTTGCATTGTATCATTGTTTGTGAAAGTCAAACAGCTCAGCCCCATCCAAGAAATGTTTCGATCTGAGTTTTTATGAAACCGACTAGATTAGCGTCAAGGACATGGTAGTCCTCAGTCATATCATCAAGAGTCATCGCTGAAAGTACAAAGTAAACTGTCTCAAGGTCTGCTGGGATGACCATGTTTAGAATGTCCAGAGTCAAAGTCAGTCCAACAAGTGGAGCATAGACTGGCATCGCTGTCGCCATATCGGATGTGACAACAATTTCAACCGCTCTGAATCTGTGATGCAGCCAAACACTTTGAGCAAAACTGATGTTTGATCCTTTGTTTAAAACCTTGAGGACAGCCATCAAGTTTGATGCAAACTTTCTTTGACCGTTGTCGGTCTCAAGCTGAGCGAGCTGCTCTGTGGTCAGGATCATTTGATTGATGATGAAATCAGTCTCATTTGGGTTGGCCTCAAGCCATTCATCATAGGATTCTTGACGAGCGTCTATGTAAGCTGCGAAAGCCTCATCAGAAAGGCACTGATATCCGGCCTCAAGTTTAGCCACAACCTCAGAGCTATCGATGCTCTCTTGAATCCATGGCCACTCGCTTGGGACTGACTTAGGGTTTGAAGGGGCCTGATTCCATGTCTTGAAAGCAATCATTTTAAAACTCCCGAACGATCATGTTTGAGCCGATCTGAACAGTCGTTGTTTGACCGTTAACCTCGGATCGGTATTGAGGGAAAATCGTACCACCAGTTGTGCAAACAAAAATCCCAGAGAATTGTAGAATGTAGTCTGTGTTCGCTGCTGGCACAGCGGTTGAGATAACCAAGTCGCCAAAAGCGGTGATAGCTCCTGAATAAAGTGATGAAGTCCCATCCCCAGCGTTTGCCGAAGAGGTCACCATCCCCAAAGTTCCAACTGCTGTCGCGTTTCCCATGGTGAAAGCGATGCCGTTTGTTGCTGCTGTACTTCTGAAAAGCAAGAACCCTTCGATTCTGTAACGCTTTCCAGTGACAACGGTTGTGGTGAGGTCGGTGATGTTTGTTAGAGTTACGTTTGAGTTATTGGTCAATGCCGTTGTTACGATCAATTCATCCCAAAGATTGATTTGTCCTTGGAGCTTTCCAATGCCCTCAAGCAAGGTGTCAGTTGCCGCTACCTCGGTTTGAGTAGTGAAAGAAACGCCTGTCAAAAGAGTAGAGAGAACGTTTGAAGTCAGCGCGTTGATCTGACCTTGGACTTTTCCGAACGCTTGCAAGATTGTATCAGTCGCAAGAATCGTGCTGTTTGCTCCGACTGTGAATCCAGTCAAGACAGTTGACCGAACCGTCGCTGCAAAGTCAGTCACAGCAGCAGAGAGAATCGAAATACCTACGTTTATGGCCGAGCTTAATCGTCCAAAAGCATCGACAGTGAAACTTCCAACGCTTGATGCTGTTCCATAAGACGCCGCTGTCACTCCAGTTGAAGTGAGTGCCAACGTTCTGTTTGCCGATAAATCCCCTCCACCAGTCAACCCAGACCCGGCTGAAATTGTGGTTGCCTTGTCAGCCTTTAAACCTAGTGCTGTGGCCTGTGCTGTTGAAACTGGTTTGTCTGCATCCGAAGTGTTGTCAACGTTTGCAAGGCCCACTTGTGATTTAGTCACAGAGTGTGGGTTTGAAGTGCTTGCAATGTGTGAATCGATTTGGCCGTGGGTATTTGTCCCTGCGCCGGATAGGTTTTGGTGAACGATGTTTGATTCAACAACCGAAATGACGAGAGTGTTTGCAACGTCATTATAGACAACCGTTGCTCTATCGTTTCCGCTGCTGATGAAAGCTCCGACAATGTCTTGCACTTCTTCAGGTGTAACTCCGGTTGAAAGGATATGAGTCGCCTGAGTATCGTCTTTGTATTTTAGACTCGCGCCCTCAAGCCAAAAGTATGCCTCACCTGTATCGACAGTTTCAGTGGGATCCGTTCTAGTTTTTAAAAGAATTGCTCTATTGATTGCTACACTCATGTGAACACCAAGCCTCCGCTAAGCTCCAAGAATCCATCCAGCTCCAAGCCAGTTGTTATCATAGATTGATTGATCGGCAATTCCAAAGCCAGGTCAGTCTCAATTTTGTGATAGGAGAAATTTCTAACACCAGAAGAGCCAACCGCTACCCAAGCGGTGTCGGCTGGCCCTGTTTTTGTGTATAGGATACCCGTGTTTGTATCAGTCCCGAAACTTCCAACGGTGGCTTCAATACCAGTCGAGGGCACCCCATCAAATTCATAAATAACAATTTCGTTTAGGGTGATCTGTCCGAGTATCGTTGCCATTTAAATTAACCTGCGATCATCAAGAGCGAGCTATGCAAGCCCCAAGAAAGGTTTCGGTTGGTTGCTCCAGTGACAGTGCCACGAACGTTTGCAGCGTTTGCTGTCAAAGTAAAATTCAAAGCGTTTGCAACTTCATAAGTGAAGTCCGACTGAACGCCGCCCAAGAGAGCCACAGTTCCACCGATGTTTCGAGCGTGAGTGGTTCTTTGGTAGCTTGCGCCGTCGCTCACAGATCCAGTCGATCCACCAGTTTGTTTTGCAACAACGTTGACTTCAATTTTGCAGTTGTAGTCACTCGGGATTGCGAAGTCGAAAGTCGCTGATGCTGCACCAGTGGTGGTGAGTCGAGCCATTCGAGTAACGTGAATGATTTCCGAAGCGCCGATGTTCAAGGCTTCTTTGATGATATCGTCACCGTTTGCAGCAGAGGACAATTGCAAGCGACCACCGATTGAAGTGTTAAGACCCAAGAGCAATCCGCCTGAGATAACTCGCGCCTCTTCTACGTTGTTTACTCGGATAGGAAACTCAAAGTTATCCAAGGTACCGATGAATTTTTCAGCTCCGACAGTGTTACCATCAAGGTTCCAATCGGATTGATCGGGCACTTCGACTTTAGACCATGCAGTGTCAGCGGCTCCGGACTTGATGTACAGTTCACCAACGGATCCAGAATCATACATTGCAAGAGAGCCCATTGGAGCTGCTGTACCAGCAGCGGCGCTCGGATCTGCATCAACTTCAAGAACCTGTTTTGAATTTACTGTGATTAAACCAGTTACGTTTGCCATTTATTATTTTCCTTTCGTTTACACGGTTGTTAATTCGAGAGTGCAACAACGCCCTCTCCAGTATGCCGTATCGGCGTTAAATGATCGCACCTGAATGTTGACATTTGTGCCACTCGACACAAAGCGCAGATCGAGTTGATCATCGGTTTTCATTGTGTGATCTGTGTGAGGGTTTCCCCAGTTTGAAAGTGATCCGGACTCATTCCAAAAAAGCACAGTCCTTTTAAATGCAGCGTGTTTAGATCCATCGGCTTTTCTGTGGACAAGCTCCACAACAATTCTGAGTGATGAATCTAAAGTGACTGGCACAGTCTTGATTGTTTGATACGCTGAGCTATTTGTTTGAAGCTCCAATAGTTCGCAGACTTCGGCGATTGAATCTCCGGCTGGACCTTGAGGACCGATCGGCCCGATTGGACCTTGAGGACCATTTGGACCTTGAGGGCCAGTGAAACCAGTTGATCCTTGAGGGCCGCGCTCACCGCGATCTCCCTTGTCTCCTTTCGGCCCAATAGGACCGACGATAGACTCTCCCGGTGGGCCTTGTGGCCCCTCCTTTTTTCGATATCCTGAGTTTGCCACTCGATGCTGACCTCAGCCTATCTGCGTTTCGGCGGTACGAAAATCACCTGACAGCGACAGTTGATGACCTGTGATGCTGGAGCATCCGGATCTCCCGGAGCGTTCATCAGCGTTGGCGAGTCTCCCTCTAATGGCACAGCAAAAAGATCATCGATGGGGACGCGTTTGCCATCCATGACATAGTGATCAGCCTCTCCCATTCTTGATCCATCGCGAGTCCGATCGTCTTGGATCGAGACCCATTCCTTTTCCAGTCCCTCAATCTCCATGGACTCAGCGGCTTTCAAGGATCCTTGTTGAGATGCGATGGCCACCTCAGTGCGAGCGATGGTCATTGATCGTCCGGC